CAGGAAGCACTTATGGGACATAATATAGTTCGCCTCCTCGTGGTGTGTCCTGGATATAAAAAACAAAATGAACTATTCCCTTTTAGCACAGCAAGATGCTAATTGTCGTCGGTTTAAAATTTAATTTATATGTATTCGTGTTATTCGTGTTTCGTCCCATGTTATTACCTCAATGGGTTATTAACTAAACGATGATATATTATTTCAGTCGCATAAATTCCCGAAGACTTTAGTTCCCGTAGTGATTGAAATAATATTTAAGAGACTTCAGTGTCTTCATTGTTTGCATAGTTATAGAGGTCCCTGAACATTACAGGGTGAGAGAAATGTGTGCTTCTACTTGGCACAAAAATGTAAAGTAGTATTGCTGCGTATTCTGTTAAGGTAAAACAGATAATACAGGAATATAGCGAGTGTATTTTATGCACTACACATATGACTTATGTGTTTGAAATATTAATAATGCTGATCACATTATTTATACGGAAAACCATCAAGAAACCATGTAACGCAAAGCTATTGTCTGGTGGTTCGGTCTTCTACACTGGGTGAAAAAAATATATAATGAATTGGTGTAGTTTGAAATTATATGATGGGTTTAATCGTGTCTATAATAGAAAACACTTCAATATGTGCTTCGGTGGGAAGTTTGGAAAAAGAAGATAAAGGGGACGCCCTTTTTTTTTATTTACGACTAACACCTACTAAACGAACAAATAAATTTATCAAGTCTAAGAAAAATCCTACACTTGCCTTTGGATAATTAGGTGAATTAATACAATTTTTAGCATATATAAACATTTCTGTTGTATCATAACTTACAAATAATGAAAACAATAATATAACAAAATAAGAAATCATACGATATGTTTTGTAATCATAATTTCCCATAAATATCATAGTAAGTTCTACAATAATTACTGCTATTAATGCAACTAATAATCCAACCATTGCAGTTGAATATGTTTTTTCAAAAAAATCGGGTTTTAAATAAACTATTGATGACATTATTATAAATATCATTATTGCCATAATTATAGCATTATTTACATACATATAGAGTTCTTGTGATTTGAAATATGGATATAATGTAAGTGATATGCAAGCAATAAAAAGAACCCAAGTTATATGATGATATGTAAATCCTTTTGTATTGTATATGTTTTCAATACTAATTAATATGATAAATACAAATGAAAAAATTACAGATAAAATGTAATAAGGTTGTATTTGATTAAAAACTTGGTCTATAGATAAAAGTTTTGTTAAATTACCATTTTTATTTAATAAATAATTATATAAATGTATAAATACACCTACTAATGTTAAACTTAATGCCAAATATAAATATACATTAATTACAAAATTATTACATGTTGGTTTGTTATTTTTAAAAGCACTATTATATGTGAAAGCACTTAATAATATTAATCCTAATATTGTAAATATAAAATGAGATTGTAAATGTAATGATTTCATTTTATACTTTAATGATATTTTCTTTTTTTTTTTAATATTTTCTTTCATAATTGTCTCTAAACAAAAAATAAATATATACCAATACAATAACACTAAAACAACCAAGTGCCATATTTAATCCTATTTGCCAACCAAAATCTAAATATCCCGCCAACATATCTGAAAATGTATGTCCTATTAAAGCTCCATACAATGCTCCCTGAGGACCTAAATTATAACCCAACATTTCATCTAAATGTATTCCAATTATTGCTGAAATTGCAACTATTGCATTATCTATAAAACCAAATTTAAAACCATACATAATAATATTATAGTTTATTAATATTATAATATATTTAATTTTTCTTATTTTTTTTTGTTTGTTTTACTTTTTGAATACGCACTTTTACTTTTTCTGAAATCACTGGAAGTTTTCCAGCAATTTTATCAACTATTTCTTGATAAAATGGACGAAAAGTTTTATCTGTTTTTAATTCTTTTACGCTAAACCACTTTATACGTTGTTTTTCTAATAAACCATTTTTTGTATTTTTAATTAACTGAGGCATTTTACGTTGAGAAAATTGAAAATTATTATTAAAATACATAGGTAATTTTTCATCATAATCAGTTAAAAAAATGTATGTAGAATAAGTTTTATGTTTAACTGTCAATATTTTATTTCTTTTCACCATTTTTCCAACACTATTTATTGTTCCAAAAAAACCATTTAATTCCTCCGTTCCTTCACGAACAGCAGTTTCAAAATAAGTTTCATTATTATTTTTTCCTCCACCGAAATCTGCCCAACCTGGTGTATCGTCCATTTTATTTTCTAAACCAAATAAAAAATATAATTCACCTTTATGAACTGCGACTGGTAATAATCCGCCACCCATATTGTATATATTACAATAATATAATATTATATACAATAAAAATATTAATCAACTTCGGTTTTTAAATATTGTTCATCTACACCTTCAACACCATTAAAAACAATACGTAAGTTGTCTTCTTTTAATACAAAAGCGCTTTTATTATTATCAAAATAACTAGTATAAATGTTAAGATTTTCATCTTTATTTTGAAAAGACATTCCAACCATTTGGCAACCTAAACTTTGCCCTTTTGATGAATCAATATTATTGCTTTTATTTGTAATATCTGGTAATACAATTGTCATTTTTGTTTTGTTATATGATTTAATATTTTGTGAATCAATATTTGTTAGATCTTTATCATACATAAAACGAATGTATTCTGATTGTGATGATGCGTTAATATATTCATATAGACGAGTACTTTCATAAATTGTTAAATTGTTATTAACAATAAATATAACTTTACCTAATAAATTATTTATTTTAACATCTCCAAAATTCTTTTTATAATTTGCATAACTATATTCAACGCCTAGCATTCTCTCAACGTTAATATCTTTACTTATATATTCTGCTAATTTTTCATACATTTGTGAATTTTCTGTCATTATACGCATATGAATAATTAATGGATCATTTGAATTAGGCACTATACTTTGTTCAAAAGCATAGTTATTAATTACTTTTAATGCATCACTAAAATCTACATGATTTAATGTATTTAATGAAGTCATATCATATTTAGATGATGTTGCTATAACCGGCTTATTATTTCTTGAATATATTTCAAAATCTAAACATCTTACTCCTTGTTGTAAACACATCTTTAAAGCACACGTATCAACAAAACTCCCTTCAAACGTATCTAAAGCACAACAATTATATGCTGTTTTAATATTAAAATCTCGTAATGGATATTTGGATTTTTCACTATTTTGTCCTATTGACATTAATGTTGGTACTTCTGTATTTTCTTCATTAATACGATTACAATGTGATTTAATTTGTTCATCAAAATCTATAAAAGTTTCTTTGCTATTACATTGGTAAATATAAATTAATATTGTTAAAACCAATAGAAATATAAAAAACATATTAAAAATTTCTTGAAAAGGTGTCATATTATAACAATAGAGAAAAAACTATTACTTATTATTGTAATTTATTATTACAATCTTTCATATATAATTTTTTAAATATTGTATTTGCAAAAAATGCTAATTCTATTTCATCTTCATGTATTTCGTGAAATATTGTTATATATTTACATATTATTGGCGTAATTATATATTTCTCTTCTTCATTTAAATTTTCACTATGTTTTGTATAATAAAATATAGAGTCATAAACATCCATTACATTATACCCTTCGTCTATAAAATTCATTAAACATTCTATTGCTTCTATAATTTTATTTTTTTTTAATAAATCAAAAAACATTTCATAATAAGAAAAATTTATTGTTGTACATAATTCCATTATTTTTGATTTATTTATTTTAATATCCAATAATTTAAACACTTCCAAATAGTTTAGCAAAACAGAAGGGGAATTATTACATATTTTTATGAATAAATCTAATGATTCTTCATCTATATCTATCTTTTCATCCTTTTTTATTCTGTTATATATTAATTTTAATCGCTCATTAGTAATATTTGGTAGTTTAAGAATAAATAATCTGGATTGTAAATTATCTATTACCTTTGAAGTATTAGTACAAGAACAAATAAAATATACATTTTTATTATAAGTATCTATAATATTTCGCATTACTTGTTGGATTTGTTCATTCATTAAATCTATATCATCTAATATTACAAATTTCTTTTTATTTTTTACACTACAATATGTTTGACAAAATATTTTTATTTCACTTCTAAAATTGTGAATTCCTACATCTTTTAAAGGAGTTACGTAAAGTATATTTTGATTTAACGTATCTATATTCAAATCTTCATTATTGTTATAATAATTATTAATTAATAGTTTTATTAAACTTGTTTTTCCCGTTGAAGAATTACCTGTTATCAATATGTTATATTGATTTGAATCTATTATTGTATTTAACAAATTTTCTATATTCTTTGGAAAATTAAAATCAATTATTTCTTTTGGTTTATATTTATTTATTAATAATTGGTTCATTATTATAATTTAAATAAATTTATATATTTATATTTAAATAGTTGATAAAGTATGAATAATTATTATAAAGATTTAGAAGTTAGTGAAAATGCTAATAATGACGAAATTAAAAAATCTTATCGCAAATTATCTATGAAATATCACCCTGATAAGAACCCAAATAATAAAGAATCTGAAGAAAAATTTAAAGTAATCGCGCAAGCATACGAAATATTAAGCGATGAAAGTAAAAAAAGAGAATATGATGCTATGAGAAAAAATCCCTTTGTTAATAATAATAATATGAATATGAATATGAATAATATGCCTGGTTTCGCACAGAATATGATGAATGTTGATGAACTATTTTCTAATATTTTTTCTAATATGGGACAACAACATACATCTCAAAATCCTGGATTTCCTCCTGATGGGTTTCCACCTTTTTTTATGGGGGGAGCTGGTGGAATAAATATTAATGATTTAATGGGAGGAGCACTTGGTGGTACTGGCCCTAATATTAGAATATTTAGAAATGGACAACCAGTAAATCATAATCAACAACATATTAAAAAACCTGAACCTATTATTAAAAACATTTCTATTACACTTGAAGAAGCATTTAATGGTGGTGAAAAACAAATTGATATTGAAAGATTCTTTATTGATGATTCAGGCAGTAAAGTTATTGAAAATACTAATATTAAAGTTCCTATTTTCCAAGGCATCGATACTAATGAAAAAATTATTCTTAAAAATGGTGGGCATAACATTAACAATGTCATTAAAGGTGATATTGAAGTTATTATTACTATTAAAGAACATACAACTCTAAAACGGGATAATTTGAATTTAAATTTAAATGTTAGTGTTCCTTTGGTTAAAGCTCTTTGTGGATTTGCTTTTGAATTTGAACATTTAAATGGCAAAAAATATGCTATTAATAATCTTCATAATATTTTAATACCTAATCAAATTAAACAGATTGAAGGTCTTGGCATTAAACGTGATAAACATATTGGCTCATTAATTATCAACTTTACTATTATTTTTCCTGATAAAATTAGCGAAGAACAGAAACTAAAACTTAAAGATATTTTTGAAAATATTGAATAAATTTGATATTTTTTATTTATTTATTCATTAAATATATGCCTAATTTATTTAACGAATATTTTTTTTATTGGGAAATTATTGATTTTATATTGTTTCTTCTAATAATTTTTATTATTTTTAGTGTTATTTATTTTATTATTTATTTTACACCATTAAATAAATATTTAATTCCTACCAATTCTAATAATATTTGTGAAAAATTACACATTATGTATGATAATGAAAAATATTATCTATTTAACAACTTAATATCAAAAGATAATTGCAATAAAATTATTAAAGAAGCTGAAGATTATGGAAAAAATAATAATTGGACTGAAAAACGCCACGAACATTATCCTACATATGATAACCAAATAACTGCAGAATGGTATTCTTATTCTGTAGTTCAAAATTTATGTCAAAAATATATGTATCCTAAAATTTGTGAATTATATAATATTAATACTAAAGATATTGGTATTAATGAAATTTTTGTTGTTAAATATGACATGTTACATCAACGTAAATTAGATGCTCATCGCGATGGAAGTCAGTTTAGTTTTATAATTGGATTAAATGATGATTATACTGGCGGTGGAACTTATTTTACACAAATGAAAAAACATATTCAATTTAAAACTGGCGATTGTCTTGTTTTTTCTGGGCAAAACGAACATAAAGGTCTTGAAATCACTAGTGGAACTAGATATATTATTGCTGGATTTTTACATTTTAAATCTTGCGATTTTTGTGAAACAAAAATGAAAAAACATTTTTTTTATACACCGCAACAACCAGATGAGAAAGTTTAATTTTTCAAATGTGATAACATACCTCTAATGGTTGGAATATGTCCGTATTTATTTCTACCATTTATTTCTCTAAAACGCAATCCTTGTATTGAATAATTCTTTTTTATCCATTCTAGGCGTTGCTTATATGTTTTTTTCCAACTTCTTTGCACCATTTTTAACCAAAATGTTTTTATTATAATTGAACCAGTTTCTTCATAATCTTCTCCTGTTTTTATTATTTCTATCTTCTCCATATTTGATACATAACTATTATTTGATTTCTTTTTATTGAAATAATTATTATATGGTGACATATATCTTGAATAACACAAATAGAAATTCAAAGTATTATAATTATAACTCATTAAAAACTTTCTTGAAAAACTATTATGTATTACTATGTATGATTTTTCACTAAATGTATTTAATATTTCTTTATATATTGAACCCAAGTAATATTTATTTGCTTCCTTATCATTGTCTTGATAAATACTATCATCATCACATAAATCGTCATATATGTCATTCACTAGTGAATTAATTTCTTCTTTGCCCATATCCATATATACATCATTCTCTGATTCTACATATGTATTATTTAAATCATCTAATATTTCTTGCAAAAATTCATTATTTTCTTTATAAGTATCAGTTATTACATCTTTTAAATTATTATATTTTATTTTTAATTTCATTATTTATACTACAATACATAAGATTTATATCATTATAATCAATTTTTTAAAAAATAACTAAGTTTGGATTTTTGAGATTTTTTTGTTTCTATTTTAATGAAAATGGTAGAAGAAAAAAACGAGAAAAACGAGAGAAAATATGTTTGTGAAACCTGTGACTATGTTACCCGTGATAAACAAGATTATAATATATA